GAAGATTGCTGTACAAACCAACAAGCACTTTGCGGCTGAGTTAGGTGTAAACCAATCGACAGCTATTACGTGTGTGAAGCCGTCAGGTACAGTGTCCCAACTGGTAGACAGTGCTAGTGGTATTCATGCTAGGTTCTCTCCTTATTATATAAGACGAGTACGTAGCGATGGGAAAGACCCTATCTCTGCATTCCTGAAAGACTCAGGTGTGTCGTGGGAGAAGGATGTAATGAACACAGAGAACTACGTGTTTGACTTCCCAGTGAAAGCACCCAAGGGCGCAACCTGTGTTAATGAGCTTAACGTCAAACAGCAGTTAGATTTGTGGGAGATATATCAGGAGCACTGGTGTGAACATAAACCTAGTGTAACCATCTACTACTCTGATGATGAGTTCTTAGCAGCAGGGCAGTGGCTATGGGAACGCCTAGACACTTGCTCAGGCATTAGCTTCCTACCACGCACTGACCATGTGTATGCTCAAGCTCCTTATGAAGCTATTGATAAGGACAAGTATATGGAACTTAAACGAGAGACCCCTTCAGAGATTGATTGGGACAGGCTTGGAGACTATGAAAAAGAGGACACCACTACTGGAACTCAGGAGTTGGCTTGCTCGTCAGGTTCATGCGAAATATAGGAATTGGATAACGGTGTTGGAGGTAGTAACTTGCCTCCACATCATCGCTAACGTCTGGCTACACTTCCCGTCATAACTGGGCTGGCTCTAACCACCCCCTATAGAGAGTAACAAATGAAGAATAACATATTCATAAGTGAAGATTTAGTACAATATTTAAGGAAACTTTTTCCCAATAAACTCCCTAATAAAAGAAATATATCAGAGAATGATATAGCATTTTTACAGGGGCAACAATCCGTCATCGAACGCATGGAACTCATGTTAGAGAATGACCAACCAGAAGAGATTTAATTATGTGTTTATCAACCCCTAAAGCCCCACCACCAGCACCCACTGTAGTAGCACCACCTCCACCAGAGAAAGCTCCCGCTGAACTTGAGGATGCTGTAGACTCTAACGCTGTATCCCTAAAGAAAAAGCGTAGTGGTGCTAAACAGCTTAGACGAAGTAACAACACAGGGTCTAATTACGCAGGGCAGTCTAGTGGTGGCTCAGGTTTAACAATTAAAACATAGGATATAAATGATGCACGATCAATCTATAGCCAAAGCTTATGAGAACATGGCGGCAGATCGTGATGCTTTTCTTACACGAGCAAGGTCTTGTGCGGAGTTAACAATCCCTACACTTATGCCCCCTGAAGGGCATACAGGGTCAACTCAGTACAATACCCCTTATCAGTCAGTGGGCGCAAGAGGTGTTAACAACCTTGCTTCTAAACTACTGATGACTCTTCTCCCTCCCAACCAAGCATTCTTTCGTTTAACTATAGATGATTATGATCTAGTAGAGTTAGGCGGGGATGCCAGAGGTAAGGCAGAAGAAGCACTAGCTCGTATTGAAAGATCAGCAACACAGGTCATAGAATCAAAAGCCATTCGAGTTCCAACATTCGAGGCACTTAAGCAATTAATAGTAGCGGGTAACGCTTTAGTCCATATGCCGCCCAAGGGTGGAATGAAAGTATTTAGACTAGATCGTTACGTTGTTCAACGAGACACGATGGGCAACATCTTAAAGATTATTACCAAAGAGACAGTAGCGTATGACGCTCTGCCTAACGATGTCTTACAGGCTCTAACAGAAAACCCCGACTATGAATTAGACACCAGTAAAAAAGAATGTGATATTTTTACCTGTGTTAAGAGAGTGGGAAAGAAGTTTGAAGTGCATCAAGAAGTCCATGACGTTGTTATTGAAAGCACTAAAGGTTCATACGCAGAAGACAAACTACCTTGGATGGCACTTCGCTTTATTGCTGTTGATGGCAACCATTATGGTCGTTCTTTCTGTGAAGAAATTGTCGGTGACTTAAAATCTCTAGAAGCACTAACCAGAGCTATTGTCGAAGGTAGTGCTGCCAGTGCTAAACTTTTATTCTTAGTAAGACCAAACGGTACGACTAAGATGAGAAGCATTGCAGATGCCCCTAACGGTGGTATTGTCTCTGGTGATGCTAACGATGTAACTACTTTACAAGCCAACAAGTTTAATGACTTTAGAGTAGCGCAAGAAACAATGCAGAAGATTACAGAACGCTTATCTTTTGCCTTCTTACTTAACAGCTCTGTTCAACGACAAGCTGAAAGAGTAACAGCAGAAGAAGTACGATACATGGCACAAGAGCTAGAGACAGCTCTGGGTGGCATTTACTCTGTACTATCACAAGAGTTCCAAGTTCCCCTAGTCAACCTCCTTCTAGCGAAGATGCAGAAAGAAGGTAAGATGCCTAAGTTCCCTAAAGACACCTTAAAGCCACAGATCGTCACTGGTCTAGAAGCTCTAGGTCGTGGACAGGACTTAAACAAATTAAGCCAGTTCTTACAAATGCTACAACCACTTGGTCAAGAAGTAATTCAAAGTGAGTTGAACATTGGAGACTACTTAGATCGTCTTGGTGCATCGCTAGGTATTGATACACAGGGTCTTGTGAAATCTGATGAGCAGAAGATGCAAGAACAACAAGCTATGCAAGAACAGATGCAACAACAGCAAATGATGGCAATGGCAGAGAAGGGTGTAGCCCCTGCTATTAAAGGCATGACTGAAGGTGCACAACAACCGCAAGCTGAAGAATAAAACTAAAAGAGACTATTATGAATCAAGAAAGCATTAGTACACACGAAGAACAAACAGAGTCACAAGAACACATCGATGAGATGGTTGCAAAGAGTGACGAACTGGACAGGTTAAACGACCCGTCCCAAGGTGATCGACCAGATTGGTTGCCTGAGAAGTTTAAAAACGCAGAACAGATGGCTGAAGCTTATGGTCATCTAGAGAAAAAGTTAGGTGGGGAAAGTGTAGAGGAGGGCGTTGAGCCTGAAGCTGCACCCGAACCAACTCCACAACAAGAAGCAAGTGACGTTAGAGAAGCAGTAGAAAACGCTGGCGTTGATTTTGATTCTTTACAGGCGGAGTACAACGAACAGGGACAACTATCGGAAGATGCTTATACAAAGCTAACTGAAGCTGGTTTCCCACAAGATTTGGTAAACAGTTGGATACAGGGACAAGAAGCCCTAGCAAACAACTATCAAAATACTGTCTATGAAAGTGTAGGCGGTGAACAAGCTTACGGTGACATGATTAACTGGGCGGGCGATAACTTATCGGATAACGAAATCGCTGCCTTTGATCGAGCTGTAGGTTCAGGAGACGTTGATATGGTCAAGTTGGCTGTGTCAGGATTACAAACTCAGTATCAAGCTGCGGAGGGTACAGACCCATCTTTAATAGGTGGACAATCCAGTAACTCAACAGGCGGTAATTATAGTTCTTGGGCAGAAGTGACCCAAGCTATGAGCGACCCACGATACAACAGTGATCCAGCATACCGTCAGTCTGTTTCGACTAAGATTGGTCGAAGCAACATACAATAGTCTCTTTATGCCCTCTTCGGGGGGCTTTTTTAAAAGTAACGGAACACAAGATTAATTACCTTTGACCCCTGCGGGGACAATCTAAGCGGAAAGATTAAGTGCTAAGTGACTAAACATTAAACATTCATTTAAACATTTAACAAAAGGTAAAATATTATGTCAAACTATACAGGCGTATCTCGATTAGGTACAAATGCAGGTATTACAGTTGATAGCAGCAATCCTCTTGACCCTAAAGCACTCTTTTTAAAGACGTTTACGGGTGAGGTGCTTACAGCATTCAACGCTAACAACATCGCAATGCCACTACACCGTGTACGCACAATCTCTTCAGGTTCGAGCGCACAGTTCCCACTAACAGGTATCGCTACTACTGCAACTCTTGCAGCTGGTAACGAAGTATCACCTAGTGCTATCGCTCACAGTGAGAAAGTAGTTAACATCAATGATCTTCTAACCTCTTCAGTTTTCATTGCGAAAATTGATGAAGCTATGAACCACTATGATGTTCGCTCTATCTACTCATCTGAGATTGGTACTGCTCTAGCTAAAGCTGCGGATACAGCTGTATTTACTGCTATCGCTGCTGCAACTGACGATGCTGCTGAGTATGCTCAGGGTGCTGCCCAGAACAACGCTGACATTGAAATTGCTGGCACTCCTACTGCTTCTAGCGGTACTGACGTAGCGGATGCTATCTTTAAAGCTCTAGAAGCTCTAGATGTGAAGAACGTAACTGGTGAGAAGTCTGTTGTCCTAGACGCAACTACTTACTACAAAATGTTCTCAGGTACTAACTCTAACATCGCTGGTGTAATGAGTTCAGATTTTGGTACAGGTGGAAACCTAAACACTGGAACTGTTCCTTTGATCGGTGGCGCAAAAGTGTATATGTCTAACAACCTCCCAGCAGGTTCTAAAGGCTTAGTATTCACTAAAGATGCTGCTGCAACAGTTAAGCTATTAGACTTAGGTGTTGAATCAGAGTACCAAGTTTCAAAACAAGGTACACTAATGGTAGCTCGCTACGCAATGGGTCACAGCTCATTACGTCCTGAGTGTGCTGTTAAACTGACTAACGCTTCGTAAGATTAGTTTAGTAAACTTTAAGAACACCTCCTTCGGGGGGTGTTTTTTCTTTATTTTTTCATTGAGGTAAACATGACAACTCCAACAACACAGCTTCAGGCTGTAAACTCTATGCTCTCGACCATTGGCGAAGCACCAGTCAACAG